TCGTAGATTTGCGGGGTAGGCTGGCCTTGCGCTTCCATCTGCTGGATCTGTTCCGGCGATATGCCAGTTGCCGGTCGCCCTTCGACCGACACGGCTTCGACGCCTTCTTCTTGCAGGATCAGACCGAGCGCACCCTCGTCCAAACCTTCAAAGTTATGGGTATGCACTTCGATGCTGTCGTCCCACCACCATTTAACGAAGCCGCCTTTATTCATCAGCGCATCCTTGAACACGCTATAGAAAATCGCTATCGCGTCGTTGTCTTGCCTGACGACGTAATTCAGATAGTCGGTCGCCTGTTCGCTCATCGCCATATCATCAGCGGTGCGCGGCACGAACTCCACGACTTTCTCCGATCCGAAGAACACGCGCATCATCGACGGCAATACAGCTTGCACGGAATCGCGAACATCACGGCTGACGACCTGGGAACGACCATCGACCTCGTTACCGAACGGGTCGCCCCGATAGTATTTGGTCGATTCGGCCCTGATGGGGCTAATATCGTCGTCGATGTATTGGATCGCGTCGGAGATATAGGAGGAGACTACTGCTTGTAGGTCAGCCTCGCTCATCCCTACGCCAGCTTCGGTTTCAGCTTCGTCTATGTAAGCCAATATCCCGACATCCCGAAAAGTTGATGTTGCGCCCTATGGGGGGCAGGGACCTAAGCCCCCACCCCTCCAGGGTTCAATCGTCTAGGGGCAGACCCCTTGGGGAAGTAGGATACCCTCTCCTTCCTCTCTCACACAGCCTTAACGCTCGGCAGAGATGAGCATCTCTCTGGTGCCCCAAGCAACCGTGCTTCTCCTTCTTGCTTCCTGTTCCTTCCCTAGTTGCTCTGGTCGCGTCAGGACTTGTTAGGGCCGGACTGACTACCCGGTTGACCTAACTGGCGCGAACCTCTCGGCGGTGCAACTTCACCGCACCTGGCTCGTCAGATGTATCCTACACTCTCCCATCAAACCCCGTGGTCGAGGGGCACCGTTCGCGTCCAGGGGCGTGGACCGAACCGTATAGCTGTGGTTGTTTAAGCGAGCCCATAGGACCACCATCCCATCGGGCCAAACCCCCTAGACCACCCCCACAAGGTTACGCTTAATCTTACCCATGTGTCTACCCATGCGTCCACCCATCGCCGTCCCGGCATCGGACGCGAACGTCAAAACGAACGCATCCGCAGAGTCGGGTGACGCGACACCTCTACGCTTCAGATCGGCTTTCGCTTCGATCTTCACTCTGCCGCTAGATGTATAGTTATAACGCACGGTAGTCAATTCGGTTTTCAGCAACTCGTCTTTCGGCAACCTCACATCGCGGCCTTCCAGCCACGCTTTCGCCTTGTACCAAAGCTCGGCGCGAAGGTTCAGATAATGTTCGCCCATCGCCGGACTTTCGCTGACATTGATCGCGTAGGCCGGCAACTCGAGTTCACGCAGCCTGTCGGCCACGCCAGCGCCGAGTCCGATAGCGTCCACGAAAATCTCGACGGGTTTCTCCAGTGTCGCATCGTATTCTGCTTTGATCGCGCCGGTCAATTGCATCGTGTCGAGGTTGCGCCACAACCGGATCGGCTCGGTGATAGCGTTTCCTTTTCGCTTACAAAGCGCGGATGCGTCGGCACCGAACCGTGCTACGTCCACACCCCAGATCACGGGTCCGAACTGGGTCGGTTCTATGTCGCGGCTGATCGCGTCGGCCACCAAATCCTGGGGGATGACCGTATCATCGTCGCCTTTCGGGAATTCACCGAGAACGCGAACGCGGTAGGTGTTCGATTCCTCGCCGTAACGCAACCGACATTCTTCGATGTAATCTTCCGATACGCGCCTCGTATTCTCGCATGATATGTGGAACGTCTTCCAGCGATCAGCGAGCTTATGGAAAGTATCGTAGAAATAGCCGGTACTCCTGATCGGGTTACCGGCCAACACCATCGAAGCGTGGTGTGCAGACATCGAACCGCCAGCAGCTTCGTAGACCTGTTCGGGTACACCACTCGCCTCGTCGCAGATCAAGAGAACGTGATCGGCGTGTACACCTTGCAACGCATCAGGCTGTTCGGCCCGACTCGTTTTCGCTGATATGAAGTTGCGTTCCGGGTCAGCGATCAATTCTATGCGGTCGGATTTGACGTTGAACAGATCGCGGAAACCGGGAGGCGATTGTTTCAGCCAGGATTTCGCTTCGGGCAATAGTGCATCATGCAACTGCGCTGCGGTGGGCGCGGTGATCACTACTTTCGCATGGTAATGTGTACCGATCCACCAGAGCGCGAGCCAACTCAAGACGCTCGTCTTGCCGACACCGTGACCTGATCGGATGCTGATCCCGCGATTCCCTGCCGCGACAGCAGCCATCACCTCGGATTGCCACGCATCGGGTTCGGCACCGAGCATCCCTTCCACGAACAGAGTCGGATCTGCTCGCATCTCTTCGATGGATGCTTCGTAGTTCACTCGCGCTCACGCTGTCTGCGAGCCATGCCAGCACCCAACAACCCAGCACCCCCAGCGATCAAGTTTGCGCTTTCGGCTTGTGCTGGATCGAACGCTGCCCACGGTGAACGGGTATTCTTGGGGTCAAAAATGACGGTAGACACATTCGGTCTTCCAAACGTAGTGTCAGGAAGTCTTACACCATCAAATCCCATGTCCTTCAACTCCTCCAACACCCTTCCCTCAAAGGTCCGAGTACCCAACCCTTCGACATCCCACAGTCTACCAGCCGTCAGGTGGCTTTCTAGGGCAGAGAACTCATCGCCCCCAAAGTCGTCTACATTGGGAATACTCCCCCTCAATCGCTTATGTAGTTCCTGCAGCAATTCATGTGACGGATTTCTCAGGTCTGCCATATTGCCCCTGGTAAACGCTTTGACCATTTGACCGCCTGGGCCAATCTCCCCCCTCGGGCTTGAAGGTCCATGTGCATATTCATCGGCTATTTCGGGTATGTCTGAGAACCATGTGTCTGGCGCTAACTCCTCTACCGGATCTCCAGGTCTAAAGTATTTACCGTGGCCTTCTCCGGTCGCGAAGCCCGTGTACTGCGGAGTATCGACATCGAACCCCTGCGACTCAGCCCGTCCCATCCGGCTCGCCTCGTCCATCGGGAATTCGTCTGCCGCCTTCGCGCCCCTCCCTAAGACTTTACGCAGCGTCGAGCCAGCGACGAACGGGAGTAATAACCCACCAGTGGCCCAGGCCATACGAGCAGGATCACGGTCCTGTAGGCCAGCAGCGAAATCAGCTACGTCGATGGCCTCACCAACACCAGGCACAAGAGAAGCGCCTACAAGCGCAGCCGTACCCCTTCCGGTTTCCGGCTCGAGCAGCCCACGGATATCCTTCCACAGGCCACCACCATTACCGTTTCGTGGCGCACGATGGCGCGGATAATGCGGCATCCTACTTCCGTTTGCTCTTGGGGTAGCCGGTATGCTTGACGTTTTGTTTGAGCGCGGCGAGATGTTTCTGTGCCATTTCCTTGCTGCGGTGGGTTTTGAGCGGAGCCCAACCCTTGGGCCTGCTCACCTCGACCGTCTTGCCCCTGATCCTATACGGCATCTCTCACCTTATCTGGCACGGCGCACTTCCTCACAATCGTGAGAGCCAACGAGTAGACACATGATGAAAACGCCTATGGGTGCGCCCATGAACAACCCGACAATGAACGCCAGGAGGGCTGACATCTACTTCTTACTCGACGGGCTTAACAAGACATGGCAACCACCTGGGTTTCTTGTAGCCATTTTTGGGTGGTCTTTTGGCAATGGGCAAATTCAACATAGGCGAACCATCGTAGCCGTGAATCATCATCGTTTCCATTGCACCCATTGGGTGTAATTTAAGCCGTCCACCATCGGGATTACTTACGATCCACAGCCTGTCCCATACGTCTAGAAACTCTTCACTCATATGGTGCCATACCATACAATTGGTAAACCTGCCATTAGCTTTAACGAAGTAATTTATTTCACCATAAGGATCAATCTCAGTGGCTTGATCCACGAATTCCAACAGCTTGGGGAAAGTTGAATCCCCGAACCTCTCAACATGACCTACGATAAGATCATCAATCTCTTGGTCTGTCATCACTTCTCCTTCAGCGAGGGATACTTCTTCTCAACGGCTCTCCTGACCTTCGATTGCTCGGCATCGGTGCCGTGGGCCGCGACCATAGCGAGCGCCATACGGGCGTGGCTGATATCGGGGATCGGGTAAGCTCGCTGCCTGGGGAGCGCAAACGTGGAGCTCTTCATCTGCTTGCGCTGTTCGGTGG